CTATTCAAGAACTGTTTTTGCTGTGGTTGAAGCGATGGATTATTGCTAACGTCCTGTATTGCTTGGGAGTAATTATTATTCACTATTGCGTCGTTAAACGCATTAGTGATATCAGTACCCTGCGTCTTCTGCAATAATTCATTATAATAATATAGAGCAGAAACCCACTCGCCGTTATTTAACGCATTCTTTATTCGTTGCTGTAAAGATTGTGCATTCTGCAACGCACTTACTGCTTTGTTAATATTTGATATCTCATTCTGAATGTTGTGGTATGCCTGTGAATTGGACGGAATATACTGAAGTGCTTGTTGAAGATACCCCTCTGCCTGTTGCATTAAAGAAATTTCAGTACTAGGAGAGGAATTCTGTGCTTGTTGAAGAAGTTCATCAGCTTGTGCAATTAGGGTGTAGAATTCGCCCATATTTGCGAATTGTTGTGCGACAGGTTGAAGTGCCTGGTACTGAGAAAGGTATTGTGACGCTTCGTTGTAAGCTTGAGCTAAGGCTTGTGCTGGATTTCCGCCTACGTTTCCGCCTATGTTTGCTATGCTAGGTCTATGTGCATATTGTACATTTTTCTCAGTTTCAGTTGCAGAAGCTATAATGTTAAAGGCATGGGATAGAGCAGAGTAGTTAGTCTCGTTTTCCTGTAATGACTGAATTATTTGTTGTCTTACTTTGACAACATCGTTATCAGTAATGTTGAGTGAGTTTATTTCCTGTATTGCCTTCTGCATTGTAGAAGCCACATTCTGGTAATACTTCGCATAATCCGAGGGGGTACTTAAGTTACTTTCGTTTAATGAACTTTGAATAGACGAATATGCACTTGCAGTAGTTCCGAATAATTGAGAAAACTGTTCTAACGCAATATTCTCTTGTTCAAGTTGATTCATATCAAATGGTGGTGTGGCGTTTATCTGCTCGAAAAGAGAGTTAGCTTCCATAGCGGAAGACATTGCGTTCTTTAACACCCTAAGGGCTTCAGTATAGTTGTTCATTAAATCCAAGAAGTACGCCGACGGGGAACTAGAATTTACCTGTTGAGTTACGAGTGTGTTTACAGTGTTCAAGTAATCTAGTGCTTGTTGGGTCTTCTCAAGCCCTGCCAGGTAAGTTTGCACCTGGGTTTGGTAGCTTTGTGCAATTTCAAACAGCTGTTTGGCGGAACTTTGCATATCATAGCTCTCGCTCGAACTTAACAACTGCAGAGCTTGCGATATATCGCTTAGAATCCTATCCTTATTCGCTAGAATCGTTTTAATGTCGTTGGGCGATGTGTTGTTTTGCGAAGGCGAGAGCAATTGCTGAGCTTCTGCTAACAACTGCATAGCTTGCGATATGTTCTCTGCGTCTTGGATATCACCCTGGACTGACTGCAAATTCATTTGAAGATATTGAGAAGCCTTTTCCAAAACCTGGTAGTTCTGCTGAAGAGTTTGATACACGCTGTTGAAATATTGAGAAAGAGAAAGGAATGTTCCTGTTGAAGGGGGTTTGGGTAACTGCTGTAAGCCCTCCAAAATCGTAAAACCTTGAATATATGAAGTTAAATTTATGTTAATATCGTTCTGTTGTGCTATTTGCGAAGCTTGTTGTAGATATTGAACAGCCTCAGAATAATTTCCACTTTGTGCTTCTTGTTGTCCTTTTTGTATATCTTCGAGTGCTTGCAGGTAAGCAGTGTATTTAGTATACATTTCCTGGACAGTTTCGGATAACGAACTTGCTAAACTTGATAACGGTGTATTGTCAGCGTTAACATTCTGTAATTGATTCTGTGCCTGTTTTATAAGGTTTATTGCACTCTGTATTGCAGACGTTGAATTACTGTTCTGTCCTGCAGTGTTCTGTGCATTAACCAGCAGAGTGACTATACTCAGAAGCTGAGAACTGACCTGTTCAGACTGTTGATAATCGTTTGCAAGAGATGAAAAACCGTTGTAATAACCTGATGCTTCTGTAGCGTACTGCGACGCAGTGGCAAAGAACGATTTTAATGTTTGCAGGTATTGTTGTAACTCCTGTAACGTTATTTGTCCCTGTGGTGGTTTTGGAAACGCAGGTATCTTCGCTAAGTAAGAAACAGCTGTTGTTACGTTTTCAAGCTCCTTGTCACTGATGTTATTTTGTTGTGCTATTGAAAGGGCTTGCTGAAGATATTGATAAGCCTGTGCAAAGTTTGCTTTTTCCAGTTCACTGTTAGCCTCATTGATGTATTGTTCTATCTGTTGTTCTGCCTGCACTGTCTGTATTTGTTGCTGTATTTGCGTTACGTCGATTACATTTGGATACTGTTGGGCTATTTGTAGAGCCTGGTTTAGGTCACTCAAAGCAGTGTTATAATCATCGTTCTTCAATGCCTCGTTTGCAGAATTGAAAAGCTGAATAACGTTGATGTAAGCGAAATAAGGCTGTAAGTTAATGTTCGTGTTCAGCTTTTGTGCATTCTGCAAATCGGTTAATGCCTGGTTGATGTTACCGTTCTCTGCATCATTAATTGCTTGTTGCACATATATTAACGCTTGGATTTTTTGTGCAGTTTGAGTTAAACCGTTTTGTTCTGCTAATTGCAGGGCTTGTTGGTATTTGTCCTCAGAGAGTAGCTGGTTTATCTGTTGTGTGATAGTATTAGCACTCATCGTATATAACTGTCAAACAGCTGTTTTAAAAGTTTAGGAGTTTTCTCGTCTCCTCCCGCTCTGCTACCTTTCACGTAAAAACCAATAGATAAACGCCAGACCGATGAGCATCGCGAACACTGTAATATCAAAAAACGGGTATGTAATAATGCTGTAGAATATTAGCAATACGTTGTATTGTTGGGAATAATACTGCGGTTGGTTCAGGGTAAATGTAGAATTAGCTATCTGTATCGATTCTTTTGTGCTATTTGTATATATCATCGAAGAGTTAGAGATCACGAGAGTTTGTTTACTTATAAGGTTAAAGAACGGGAAAGCTACGAATACTAACATTGTAGCTAACGCAAAAAATACTACTGCTGTAGTTATTGACGGTTTCAATTGCATTGTTAATCACCCTCCTCTCTTATTGATGATGCTATAATAAAAATGGTAGCTACAACTATGCCTATTCCAAGTCCATACATCCAGTAGTTCACGTATGGGAGAAAACCTGCGTAAGCAGTATGTATATCTGCGGAGACTACATGTGAAATATTGTTCGTAGGCTGAACAGTTTTCGACACGTTAGACTGTGCAACGTTAAAAATATTGAAAATATACACAAGAAGACCGAAAACTACAATGAATATTATCGTAAACATAGCAATAACTATGAAAGAAATAGATGAACGTAACGCTGTTGCTAGATCAGAAAAAAACCCATTTAATCACCCCATCCCTTATGAAGCCTCGCCCCTTCTAGGGGCGGGGAGCCGTCAGCTTTTTCGAATAATAGAAAGTAATGTAGTGCGTCTCTGGCATACTTCTCTGGATGTAAGTCGTCGAACTCAGATTCAACCCAATTTGACCAATTCATTTTCCACTCAAAACATATGTTTGAGTGGTGGTTAAAAAATATTATGAGATCTTGAAGCCCTGCTTTACCATTTCTAGTATCTTCTTAGCTTTTTCCTCTTCGCTTTGCGTTAATTTACTAATGCCGTAGTTCATCAGTTCTTCTTTCTTTAATTCAGACAGATAGTTGTAATAGTTAACAAGTGCGAACAGTGTACCGAATAGATTAATTAATTGTATTCTATACTTCGGGTTCCTTCCAGTTTCCTTCGCGACGTTATCTATGAACTTGTCCTTAAGTGTCTCGGGGAACGCTGATAACTCTTGTCTCGCCTTGTACAAACAGATTTCATCCTCTTCCGAGCATATTCCTAGTAATTTTACTATAGTTTTGAACACCTGCATGTCGAGTGTTGAGGGGCTTACAGTAGTTTGGACAATTAACGCACCGTATTGATCGTCAAAAGCTTTCTTTGCAAAATTCAAGAGCGATTTTAATTCCTTCAATTGGTCTTCATTAGTTTTGCTGAGGTCGAAGTCATTTATCCTTAGTATAGTATACTCTCCGTCTGGCGATAATTCATTAAGCGACCCGACCAACAACGTGTTATTAGCATCTACAATTAAGGGTAGCGAGAAACCTGCAGACTTTAGATTCTTAAAAGCGTCCACAAGGTCTTGAAGATATTTAAGCTTCTCAGGGTTGGCTTCCTTGAGGTCGCTTGTGCCGTTTACCTCTTCGTAACTCTTTTTCTTGAATAGATTTACGAATGAGAAGATCAAATACGCATACTTGTATAATTGCACCATGATACCCAGTTCTTTTTGATACCTTTCGAATTCGTCTGGACTTAACGGTCTGATGACCCTTAGGTCTAGTACTTGGTCTGGGGCGAAAGAGTCCAACAGCGGTATAAGATAGTTTTGTCTGAGTTCTGCGAATACGTTAGATAGAACGCTCCTCGTTGTTTCTTCTATGACATTTCCCGACTTATACGTAACTTTCTTGCTTGAAGATTTGTATTCAGATGGGAATTTAGTGACTAACGCCAAGACGGTGGTAGGGAGAACGCTGGCGTTGTTAGAATCTAACAATTCTAGGATCTTATTCCAGTTCTTTTGTAACTGGTTCCAGACCTTTTCAGCAAACTCTTCACGCTCTTTTCTGCTTAAAGATTCCCCTTGCCTTATACCGTATCTGTTTAAGTATGGTCTTAACCAATCTGGAATGTATAGTGAAAGTTCCATATTAAGTACTTTTTCTAAATTATTTTGGACAATATTACTATTTTCTTCTACCGCGTTCTGTTCTACGTTCTGTTGTTCCTGAGCTTGAGGAGCGGGAGCTTGAGGAGCGGGGGGTAGTTGAGGAGTACCTTGAGGATTACCGAAAACTATCACATCATTTTTTTCTAGATTGATTATACGTTCGTTACCTGTGAGATATTGTGAATAGTTTCCTTTTGGTAAAAGTACCGCAGGAGAAGAACCATATGTGCCTATAACCGCTTCTGCAATAAGATCAATCGGTAACTTATCAAGGAATTTCTGTAACTCAGGACTCTCAACATTTTCATTAGGTACAAAGTCTGCCGGTGGTAAGGTAACGTTGCCATAATTTTGTTGGTACTGAGATAGCAGGAAATCGGAAATTTCGTTTACAACCCCTTTGGGGATGAGTATAATGCGTGAGGTTAAGTTACGCGATAAAGAAGTGTAAAACGTATACGCGATGTAGAAATTTTCTCGGATTGCAGGATTAGCGGATTCTAATGTTTGAATTAACGTTTTTACTTTTGACTCAGCTGATTTCTTATCTTCTTCTGAATTGTCCCTACTAACTTGAACTTTTGTATACAGCACGATCACATCAGAAACGAAATCTTTAGTTGTAGCACCCTGTAGTACATTAAAATCGAGAGTCTTCTCATAAAACGTAAAACCATATCCACGGATTATGTTGACGACATTACCTAAATTGAGGTGTATAGTCTTTTCTTTACCTTTTTCGCCGTATTTCAGTTCTATGTCTTCTGGGTTCTTGATGGAGATATCTCCATACAAAACACTTAGTCCAGATATAAATGGCATATATCCTTGCGAGTTCACAAAACTAAATGTTGCCATAGGCTTATAGTTAACTAATGTTAACGATCCGTCGTACGTCTTTGGCTTTTTGGAGTCAATTACAAAATCTTTAGATGATACATACTTAGAAAAAACATTGAAGAGATAGTCGTCTAACGGAATCAGCGAAGGTGAAGCATTGTTACTACTCATTTTTGACATCACTCAAACATATGTTTGCTAATAGTTATTTAAAAATTTGCTTGGTTGTGGATGGCAGAAGAGCAGAGACCAAAAAGAGACCAAAAAAGATTAAATTATAGTTAAATTATATGAAGACCGAATATTACTGCCAGGAGCATCATCACCACTATACCGATCACGAAGTATAACATTATCCTGCTCATTGATTGCACACGCTTACTCTCATTCTGCAACTTCAATAACTTCACTAAGTTTGCATTCATCTCCTTAACCGTCGTGGGTATTGTACTCAATATCTCCAACTCTTGCGATAGCCGACGGTTAAGTAATAATTTAGGGTCAACAGCGATAGAAAGTTTTGTGGTAGGAGATAACGTTAT